GGTTTCGCGGACGCGGATTTTTTGGCTGGCAAGTTGTCGGGCTTTGAAGTGGTGTGTCGCCTCCTGGATCGTCTGTGGGATGTTCGTGAGATGCAAATCGGATTTCAAAACGGGAGAACTCCTAATGGCTGCGAGTGAAGTTTTGTTGTCGTTGGTGGTGTTTGCCTGCTTCTACGTCATCGGGATGGCTCTCGGCATAATCCTTGATCATATCGTTAGCCAGCACTCTACTCGCCGGTGGGTCGCAAGGCGTGGAGGTCAGGTCCACAACAGCACAAGGGGAAGGCTGGGCGCGATGCAGGCAGGATGGGCGACAAAGCCGGAGTGGCTCGACGACGGTGCGGTTGGCAGAACGTGCCAGGCAAAAGCCGTCCAGGATCGTCGGTGGCGGGAGGCAGCCGTTGCGGCAGCCGAGCACAGCGCGAACTTGGCAGTGTTTTCAAGGGTGCGTTGAAAAGGTGCTGGAAAACGAGCAAGGGCTACAGACAAAAAGACCGCCAGATCGCCGCTCCAGCGTCGTAGATTGTCGGAAAGCTGCCAAGCGTAGTGAGCCCACACCTTGGGCTAAACGCCCCGTCCCCATCTTGCACTCTGAACTGATGGCGAAGTGATAATGCCGGACCCGAAGAAACGCAAGACGCTTGCTGAGATGGCAGCCGAAGCTGGCGGTAATCCGGGCGGCGGGAAGGTGCGGATGTGCCCGGCGTGTGGGAAGCGGCTGTTCAAGGTGAAGCAAACGTGGTACCTGATTGATGGAACGAAGCGTAGGGGTTACGCGTGTGCGGCCTGCGGTCATGTAGATACGTCATCAGTAACGGAGGTGTTTGACGCCGATGAGCAGGGAGAAATCGCTGGGCATTAACAGCACTGTTAGTTTTGCCTTTCCATCCCCCCATTTCCGCTTGACTAACTTCCCGGGCTTGTCATAACCTGTAGTAGACAATCTGATTGAGGCGACGTGCCGGAGTAGCTTCCCGGCGCGAAACCAGCGCAAGGTAAAGGCTGCATGGAGCCATGTTCTCCGTGTGGCCTTTTTCAATGCGCTCGCCTCAATCAGATGGCCCCGTGGTGTAACCGGAAGCACATGACGCAAGGGTGCCTCTAGCGTCAAAGTTCAGGTTCGACTCCTGGCGGGATTCCCTGATGAGACATAGCCCGCGGGTGAGGACATGGCAGCTCCAACGACTATTGACGAAGCGATTGACCAGGCTCTTTTGCTTCCTGCGAGCATAGAGGAAGCAGGCCGCACGATCACCGAACGGTCCATCAAGGCTCTGCAAGATGCGCGTGACCGCGAGACCGGCAGTCGGGCTGCGCTAAAGGCGCATTTCGGGCTGCGGTTCACAAAGCTGATTCCCCCCGGGGCTCAATAGTGGCATCACGCGTAAGCTCCATTCTTGACGCGAACGGCCGCCCGATGCAACGGGCCAACGGCAAACCTCGCCCGGAACTCGGGGCCGTATTGGATCGGCTTAACCATCGGCTCAACCATCGGCGGCAAGTCAACGCGACGTACGACGCCGCTCAGCAGTCGGACGACACGAAAAACTATTGGGCTGCCGCGGATGATTACGACGCCGACTCGGCCAACAGTCGCACGGTTCGCCAAACCCTGGTGAAGCGTAGCCGGTACGAGGTGGGGAACAACGGATTTGCCGCCGGCATCGCGTCAACGTGGGCAACGGACCTGATCGGCCGCGGGCCGTCGCTACGAATGCAGACTGCGAGCGCGGGCTTCAACGCGATGGTCGAAACTGCATGGCACTATTGGACCAAGGCCATCCAGTTCCGCCGCAAGCTGTGGTGTATGGCCCATGCCCTGGACGTCGACGGCGAGGGCTTGGGGGTTATCCGGCTCGCGAAGACGATCAACGATCCGGTGAAGCTCGACCTGCGTCTGTATGAGACCGAGCACTGCCAGACGCCGTTGCTGGGCTACAACGAGCCTGGGCGTATCGACGGAATATGGTTCGACGAGCATGGCACGCCGACGCACTACGACATCCTACGTGAACACCCCGGATCGATGTCCTACTCGCCAACGATGCTCGAACCCGAGAAGGTCCCCGCAAGGTTCGTGCTGCACTGGTTCAAGCTGAAGCGACCTGGCCAGCACCGCGGAGTGCCGCAGAGTACCAGCACGCTGAACGTTGGGGCCGCGGCGCGACGCTGGCGTGAAGCTACTTTGGCGGCTGCTGAGACGGCTGCCGACTTCACGATGTTTCTCAGGACGCAATTTCAGCCGGACGAACTCGACGAAGCTCAGCCGTTCAGCACGTTGGAAATCCAGAAGCGGATGATGACGGCGTTGCCGAACGCCTACGAGCCGTTTCAGATGCGAGCCGAACAACCGAACGCGACGTTCGACTCATTCCATCGGGCGCTTATCAACGAGCAGGCTCGCCCGAAGTCGATGCCGTTCAACAAGGCGGCGTGCGATTCGTCGGATTACAACTACGCGTCCGGCCGGTTGGACCACCAGACTTACTACGGCTCGCTGGACGTTGATCGGGACGATTGCAACGACCTTGTAATGGACCCGCTGTTCAGCGTGTGGTTCGACGCCGCGGTGGTCTATTACGGATGGCTCGGCGGTAACCCTGACGTCTTGACCCCGGCAGCGAAGGCACACCTCTGGGACTGGCCGAAACATGCCGTCGCGGACGTGAAGACTGAAGCCGTGGCCAACGACACGCAACTGAAAAACAACAGCAAGTCGCTCTCCGCTCTCTACTCCGAGGCCGGTAAGGATTACGACGACGAGGTGGTGAAGCAGGCGCAGTCCAACGGAATAACACCAGATCAGCAGCGGCAAATCAATATGCTGACCAACCTACCGCAGCACATCATCCCGGTTGTGCAGGCAATCCTTGGACTTCCTGTCGCAACGACTGGGGCGAAATCTGAAGGAGCGACCGATGCCCAAACCGAAGAATAATCCGAAGATCATCGCCATCGCGGCGCCCGTCACGATTACGGCAGCGGAAGGCGAAGGCGAGAGCGGCCCGCCGTCGTTCGATGTTGTGGCGTATACGGGCGGGCTTATGGATCTCGACGGATGGGACGCTCCGGTCGTGGTGGACTTGAAGGGGATCAGTTTCAGCAAGTCTCTGGTCGCGAACCTCGACCACGACGGGAGCAAGCGAGTCGGCCATGTTACCGCCACCGACAAGGCCGACGGGCAGCTAACGCTGAGCGGCAAGGTGTCGGCGGCAACCGATGCGGCCCGCGAGGTAGTCGAGAGTGCGGCCAAGGGATTCATCTGGCAGGCCAGTATCGAAGCGAATCCCGATGAACTCCGCGAGGTGGCCGCCGGCAAATCTGTGAAAGTCAACGGGCAGGAATTCACCGGCCCGCTGTATGTCGCCGCGCGATCGACGCTCTGCGGCTTTGCGTTCGTCTCGCATGGCGCGGACGAGAACACGAGTGTTTCTATTGCGGCCAAGGCTGCAGAACTCAAGGAGCCCAACATGGACCCGAAAATCAAGGCGTGGGCGGAAGGCATGGGCGTCGACGTCGACAACGCGACGCCCGAGCAAGTCGCCGGAATCGAGGCCAACTACGCTGGCCAGAACAAGAAGCTGGCTGCGGTGGACCCGCCCACCGACATCTTCGCACAACGCAAGGCGAGCGCGGCCCGCGTCAGAGGCATCCGCGAGGTTGCGGAGACGTTTCTGAACTTGCGCCGCAACACCGAAGAGGATATCGACGCCATCGAGAAGATGACGGATCACGCGATCGAATCCAGCATGTCGGTGGAGGCGTTCCGACTCGCGATGTGGGAAGCCTGCTCGGATCTCCCGCAGTCGCACACGGTCACCGCGCCGCAAAAACATCCGAAGGTCAGCGAGCGTATCTTGATGGCCGCCGTCTGCGAATCCGGCAACCTGAACGGGATTGGGAAGGCGTTCACCGATCAGGAACTACAGGCTGCTCACGATCGCTACAAATCTGGCATCGGCCTCAAGCAACTCTACCGGGAAGTTGCCGAGCTCAACGGCTACACCGGGAGAGATTACGACGTGACGGCGGAAATGAACCGCTACGCAATGGGCGGTGTTCCGCAGCCCCGGATTCGTGCCGCCGGAGAATTCTCCACGATTTCGATTCCCGGCATTCTTGGCAATGTCGCCAACAAATTTCTGCTAGAGGGATGGGGCAGCGGCGAGATGGTTTGGGAGAGCGTCACCGCGATTGAATCCGTCAAGGACTTTAAGGAACGGTCGAGCTACAAGCTCAACGGATACCTGAAGTATGCGAAAGTCGGACCGAGCGGCGAGATTACGCACGGGACGATCGGCGAGGAGAAGTATACCAACCAAGCCGACACCTACGGCCGGATGCTGGCCCTGACGCGAACGGACATCATCAACGATGACCTCGGAGCCATCACGAAGGTTCCGTATGA